AAACATCAAAGATCCTGGCATTCTTGTGCAGTTGCATGAGTTGCAGAAGTCTTGTTTGCCTTATGACAGACCTTACCCAATCAATGATGGTTACTGGTGGATTGCTTATGAGGGTGATGAGCCTGTTGGTTTTGGTGGCGTTGTTCAGTCTGTTCGGTGGTCTGACTGTGGTTATTTGTGCCGATCAGGAGTTGTGCCGTACTTTAGGGGAAGAGGCATTCAGAAGAAGCTGATCAAGGTTCGTATTGCTCATGCCAAGGCGATTGGGTGGAATTGGTTGGTGACTGATACGACAGACAATCCAGCGAGTGCAAATTCATTGATTTCATGCGGGTTTAAGATCTTTGAGCCTAGCAAGAAATGGGCGTTCAAACACAGTGTTTACTGGCGAAAGAGGTTGTGATGGCTGTTCAAAAGGTAACTGACAAAGAGTTCATTGAAATCTTCCAGACAAGTAAATCCTACAGAGAGGCGGCTCAGAGGATGGGGATTGAAGAGAGATCCATGATGAAGCGCAGGAGAGGAATTGAACTCAAGTACAAGATTGCTTTAGAAACTGTTGAGACAGCCAAGAATTCAATTCAAAGACGACCGCACTTGCAGACTGCTCATTTGCACGTTCCGAGGCTTAATTTGGGGGTTGAAAATGGCACGGTTTTGGTCTTCTCAGATGCTCACTTCTATCCAGGTCTTCATTCGTCAGTCTATAAGGGTCTACTTTGGGCCATTAAAGAGCTTGCTCCAGTTGCTGTTATTGCAAATGGTGATGTATTTGATGGTGCGACTATCTCGCGTCACCCCCGTATTGGTTGGGATAGTCACCCATCGGTGGTTGAGGAGCTTAAGGCTTGCGAGATTGCAATGGGGGAGATTGAAGAGGCGGCAAAAAAGGCGAGACACAATGCCAAGCTGATTTGGCCTCTTGGAAACCACGATGCTAGGTTTGAGAACTTCCTAGCCGCCAATGCGCCTCAGTACGAACACGTTAAGGGGTTTAGCCTTAAAGACCATTTCCCTGCTTGGACTCCGTGCTGGTCTTGCTGGGTGAACGATGAAACGGTGGTTAAACACCGATTTAAGGGTGGAATCCATGCTGTCCACAACAATACCCTCTGGAGCGGCAAAAACATGGTTACAGGCCATTTGCACAGCCTCAGGGTATCTCCCATTACCGACTACAACGGAGTGCGCTACGGGGTCGATTCTGGCACTTTGGCAGACATTGATGGCCCACAGTTCAGGGACTACTTGGAAGAAAACCCGACCAACTGGCGGTCGGGGTTTGTTGTCCTAACCTTTTATAACGGTAAGTTATTGATGCCAGAACTTGTTATGAAATTCAATAATGAAGCTATCGAGTTTCGTGGTCAAGTGATTCAACTGCCCAATTGAGATAGACCTGGGCTTTTTTGAGGTCTTCTAAGCCATTCTTATGTGAGTATCTACTTACATACTTGATGACATTGCCGATGCAGTAAGCCTGGAAGTGGTCGCTTCCCAACTTGGCCCTGATGTAATCGATGGTTTCGATGCCACCTGTTGTGTAGTGTTTGGGTTGGTTTACTGGATCACTCATTGTTTGTCTCCATGTCAAAAAACTCATCAAACTGTTCCCAAATAGCCATTTCAATCCTATCCAGTATTTGCTCTTTTGTCGGGGTTTCTGTGTGTTTGTGAGCACGTTCCCAACCCACATGAAGTGCTGTTGTGATGCACTGATCTAGTATGACGGTGAATTTAGGTTTCATGTGTTCTCCTCTGGCAGTGAACAGGTATGCACATCCCAATCATTCTTGCCACGCCGCCGTTTGCCGCACCTTGGGCAGAAGTTGCGCTCCTCTGGTGGCTGTGCCAAGGCTTCTTTGATGGCATCCATCGCCGTGTCAATTTCCCCTGGCAAACAGATTGCAAGTGGCCCAACACTCAATGTGTTGACCTCTTCTAGCGCATCAAGCGCCAGCTTCAATGCTTCAATGTGGTTCATAGCTTGATGCACTCCATGCCTTCCCACTTGCACACAGGCTCTTCCTTGCACATGATGACAAATCCTTCAATGTCGCCATCACCGCCACATGACTGCACTTCATAGCCGTAGTCGCCGACTTGAATAATCATCGGCTTGTCTGGGTTGATTAAGTCGCCTGTATCTTTCCATTTGCTGTTACGCCAATGGTCTTCAACGTCCATCATGCTTAACATGACAAATCGCATGGATAGTGATTTCAAAATCATTGTGGTTTCTCCTCGTCTCCAAAATCCATATCAATAGGGTGTGGCACATCGTCATGCACGATGACACCGTGCTCATCTGCTGGCAAAAACCTGCCGCACACTACGCAGTAGTAGCCCTGTTTCATTGCTTCAATGTGGCTCATGTGTTCTTCTCCTCGGCAAAGCCGTTCTTTTGCTTGAGTTTGGCTTCGATGGCACGGACAATACTGTATTGAGGGGCGATTGTGTTCACGGCTTTATCCCAACAAGTTTGCGTCTCCTCATCCGTCAGCCCTACCCATTGGCGTTGTGGTTCTCTATCATCAATCGGAATACCGTCATCACTATAAAAAACCTCTCGCAACACCCATCCTTTCTGCCTCTCTGCCTCTGCGATGGCTTGGCGACCAAGGCGCAATGCTTCGTGAAAATCGTCACCATCAAAAGGAATTTCTTCGTTGTTGATGCAGTCAAGCACATATTCAAGCTCGGCGACCATCTGTCTCATTGCTTCAATGTGGTTCATGTGTTCTCCTTGATGCCATGGGCGGCTTTAGCGTGTTCAATGATTTCCCAAGTCTGCGAACCCTTTTGCACGTTCCATGCGCCGCTTGAAATTGCGTGATCAATGTTGGTGAACAAGGCTTCCAACTCATCCGTCAGCCCAACCCATTCACGCTTTGGCTGTGGGTGGGTGTAGATGAATTGCTCCAACTCAACAGCCAAATCCCAAAAAGCGCCAGCACTTAGGTTTGATGGAATTTGCTTATGCTGGCCGTTGTCGCTTTTGGCTTTAAGAAACGCTACCCACTCCATCATGTGCTTGACCATCGCAGACTCTTGCTTCTCTGCCTTTGGCATCTGAAAGAAAAACCCAGTGGGTGCAGTCATGTTCTCTCTGCCAGCAGTACCGTTGCCTGAATAAGCCACAGGCTCCCGTTGCTCTGGCTCTTTATAAATGTCCTTTGCTGTTAGGTTCTGGGTAACAACCTTTCCATCTTCAAACCAAGTTTTAGTGCCAACCACAGGCTCCTGCTCTGGCTGTGCCAATGCTTCTTTGACTGCATCACGGGCTTCTTGCCACTTCATCAGGCTTGATCGGTCTTCCAACGCCTCAAGCGACAGCTTCAATGCTTCACGTTCCTTGGTCATTCTTCAACTCCGAAGTGTTTCTTGATCAAATCAGCAGATTTGTACGGCTCTGCCGTATCCGCAATCTCAGCGCACCTATTGGCGACTATCTGTGCAAAGCGTTCAAGGCGAATGAAAAATGGGTCGTCAAGATGATCAGTTTCATGGCCCATTGTCCATCCAGCATCAGCCGCCATTTGAATGATGTCTGCTTTCATGATCGATTCCAACTTGTTTTGACTCCACTCTTTCGGTAGAAGTTGATCAGATAGTCAATTAGTTGAACATAGGTGAAAGCCACACCTGTTTCACTCTCCACCTGTCTCTTGATGGCATCAATGTTGTCATTGATACTTACCGTGATTCTTTTCTTACTCATTGTCATCAATCCTTGTCAAGATAAACATAAAACAAACAAACGCTCCAACAATTACAAAAATTGCCAGAACAACTGCAAAAAACAAAAAGAGTGCTTCAATCACAATTGCTTCTCCACAATTGACCACTCTCGTTCCTTGCGTCTTGCACCTGACATGGCAAAGCCACCAGTGAGCATCACAAGTCCTATCTTTTGCATCTCTGGGAGTCGTCTGGATACCTGAACAGGATCAAGTCCAGTCTTGCTTGCAATTCCATCTTTTCCCATTGGGCCATATTTGGCTAGGGCAAAGTGAATCTTTGCAAAGTGTTTGTCAGCCAATTCTTGCGCTTGTTCAGCCGCATCATGGCTAGTTTGAGGGTCGGTCTTGCGTGACCGAAAGAATTTCAAAAACATCATTCTCAACTCCTATCAAATTTTGGGCTACTTGCTTACGCTTTCACCCATGAACACTAGAAGGGCAGATCATCTTCCATGTCTTCAATGCGCTTAGATGATTTCTTTGGCACATCTTCTGCACGAGGCTCTTTGGGATTCATTGCCAAAGACATGAATTTCCCACTCTTGCCTTCCTTGATCCATGCTGACAGCCAGTAGTCCTTACCGCCAACAGTGATGTTCCCCTTGTAGTCGGGGTGCTTTGGTTCTTCCTTCTTGTCGTTCTTGAATAGAACTCCAGAATTGTCACGCTTTTCTTCCATTTCAAATTTCCTTTAGTTTGTCTAGTTTGTCTTCAAGTTCAGCCAAGAACTTGATCACCTCTTTTTCGAGTTCTGCAATAAGTTCATCATCGCGCTCGACACGCCTAACGAACAGTCTTAGGTG